CGCATCGAAGGCCGCCGAGCGGGAGCTCGAGCAGCTCCGGACCGCCTCGCTGTCCGAGTCCGAGAAGGCGATCGCCGCCGCGCGCAAGGCCGGCGCCGACGAGGTCACCGAGCGGCTCCACGCCCGGGTCCGCCGGGCCGAGACCAAGCTCGCGCTCGCCCGTGCGGGTGCCGTGCCCTCGCTCATCGAGGACCTCGCCAACGCGGCGGAGTTCTCAGCGCTCGTGGTCGACGACAGCGACCAGGTCACGGGCCTCGACGACGCGCTCAAGGCCCACCGCTCGAGGGTGCCTGACGCCTACCGCGCGCCGGTGACTCCTGGACCCGGCTCCGTCGATGGCGGGCCACGGGCGCCAGGAGCGCCACGGGCCACGGACCTCGCGACCGCCGTCGCGGCGCGGCTCGGAACACGAACCGGCTAACACCGCCCGCCCCTCCGAGGGAGCGGGCCTGAGAGGAGAACAATCCGATGCCCGTGACCCTCGCCGAGGCGGCGCTCAACACGCAGGACGACGTCGATCGCCTCGTCATCGACGAGTTCCGCAAGCAGTCGGCCCTGCTCGACAGCCTGCTGTTCCACGACACCGTCAACCCGATGGGCGGCGGCTCGACCCTCACCTACGGCTACCACCGCGTCATCACCGAGCGGGCGGCCGCCTTCCGGGCGATCAACGCCGAGTACACCCCGGCCGAGGCCGCCAAGGACCGCTTCACGGTCGACCTGCGGCCGCTCGGCGGCGCGTTCCAGATCGACCGCGTCCTGTCCGACCTCGCCCGCGGTGCCGAGACCGCGTTCCAGCTTGAACAGCTGGCGAAGGCGACCCGGACCAAGTTCACCGACGAGCTCATCAACGGCGACACCGCGGTCGACCCCGACGGCTTCGATGGCCTCGATGCCGCGCTCACCGGGACCTCGACCGAGATCGCGGCGTCGGGGCTCCCCGGCGGCGGCGACTGGACCGACTTCGACGTGGCGGCCACCTCCTACATGAAGGCCCTCGACGCCATCGACCAGTGGCTCTCGGTCCTCGATGGGCCGCCCTCGGTCATCGTCGGCAACAGCCTCGCGATCGCCAAGTTCCGGGCCGTCGCGCGACGCGCGAACCAGTACGTCGAGCGCCCCGTCGAGGGGCTGACGAGTGGTTCGGGCGCACCGATCCGGCGCGAGTTCTACGGCAACGCGCTGCTCGTGGACGCCGGGGCCAAGGCCGGCTCCAACACCCCGATCATCCCGGTCGCGCTCGGCCTGACCGACCTCTACGCCTACCGGGTCGGCCTCGATGGTTTCCACGGGGTCACGGTCTCTGGCCAGCCCCTGGTCCGGACCTGGCTGCCCGACTTCACCGAGGCCGGTGCCGTCAAGACGGGCGAGGTCGAGATGGGCCCGCTCGCGGTCGCCCTCAAGGCGACCAAGGCGGCCTCGGTCCTCCGCGGCGTGCAGGTCGCGTGATGAGCACCCGCAGGGTCACCGCGCCGGACCCGGGCTTCGCTGGAGCCCGGGCCGGTGTCGTGTTTTGCGACGGGCGGGGCGAGGTCGACGCGGGCGACGAACCCGCCCTCGCCTACTTCGCTCGTCACGGCTACGGGGTCGACACTCCGCCGCCGACCAAGAAGGAGCCGCGCGCCCGGGCGGCCGAGACGCCGGCCGAGGCGGACGGCTGACCCATGACCCTGCTCGACCAAGACCACGTGGCCGCCCTGATGTCCCCGGGCATCGAGGCGGCCGACCTCACGCTCGTCATCGAGCGCGAGGAAGACTGGCTTGCCAACGACCCGGTCGATGGGATCGGCCAGCTGGTCGGTGAGCGGGTCGATGTGATGTGGGTCACGCCCGGCGACGACCGGCCCCTGCTCCTGCGCCGTCCGACGACCGCGGTCGAGGTCGTCGACGGCGGGGTCGCACTCAGCTCCGACGAGATCCACCTGCTCGGCGGGACCCGGCTCGAGTGCGCCAGCGCCTGGCGCGGTCCGACCGTCACCGTCACCTCGACGCCGAGCGACCAGTCGGCGGTCGAGCGGGTCCTGCTCGAGCTCATCCGTCTGGCGCTCTCGGCGAGCCCGTACCAGCAGGAGTCGTCGGACGGCCACAGCTACACGCGCCCGGCCGACCAGGGCGTGACTCGCTCGCGCCTGGCGCGGTCGCTGTGGCCCCACCGCGGCGTGTTGAGCACGAGGCTCCGTACCGGCCTCGGGAGGCGGCGGGTGACCGCGTGAGCGGCGTCTTCGTCCCGATCGTCGACGCCGTTCGCGCCCTGCTGCCGCTGCCGGCCGGCTTCACCGCGGACGAGGGAGCAACCGAGCCGACGCTGCCCAAGCCGCGGCGGCTGTACGTCTGGCCGCGGCGGCTGGCGCCCCAGCGGGTCGAGGAGGCGAACGGTCGGTTCGACGAGGCAGGTGTCCGCCTCCGCGTGCTCTACACCGTCGGCGCCAAGGGCGAGCCCAGGGTCCAGCGCAACGACCGGGCCGTGACGGTGGCCCTCGACGCGATCGTGCCCGGCGTCGTCGCGGCGGTCGCTGCCAACCGACGCGCCGACCTGTGGTGGGACCTGTTCATCGAGAGCGTCGTGCCCGACGCCGCCCGGACCGCAGACGTCCGGGGCCTCGGCTTCGACCTCGTTGTCCGGATGGAGGCGGGCTGATGGCCGACGCGACCGTGCGCTTCCGCTCTCCCTGCCAGCCCGCCCACTACGTCCGAGCCGGCCGAGGCTTCAAGTTCGTCGGCGGGCGCCTGGCGCTCCGTGGCGAGGACGCCGAGGTGGTCCGCGCCTACGTGCAGGCCAACCCGTCGCTCGGGATCGTCGAGACACCAGCCCCGCGGGCTGCGCGGAAGCCGAAGGACCCGGAGGCCGACACGTGAGTGGCCTTCGGATCACCCGCGTGGAGTGGGATGCGGCCGAAGCGCTCGACACCGCGGATGCGCTCGGCCGGGCCGCGACCGAGCGGGCAAGCGAGCGGTTGCTTGCGTCCGCCTCCCGACGCGTCCCGTACCGGACCGGTGAGCTGGCGGCCAGCGCGCGGCTCGTCGCGAGCGACGACGGCTTCTCGGTCGGCTACACGGCGCCCCATGCCCGCTTCGTCCACGCCCATCCCGAGTGGCAGTTCGCCCGCGGGCGCTCGGGCCACTGGCTCGAGGAGACGCTCGACGTGGAGGCCGACGCGATTGGCCAGCTCATGACCGACACGTTCCGCTCGGGCTGGCCGGGCTGACACCGAAAGGAGATCGACCATGGCCACCACCAAGATCCCGGCGCGCGACTTCACGATCGAGATCGACTCGGCCTACCCCGACGCGCCGGAATTCGTCGCGATCGGCGGGTTGAACTCGCTCACCCCCTCGCCCTCGACCAACCGGGCCGACACGACCGACTTCGACTCGAACGGCCAAGCCGAGCACATGGTCATGGAGCGCGGTCTCGAGTTCACGATCGCCGGCCACCACCTCGAAGACGCACTGACCGGCGACCGGGACCCGGGCCAGGCGGCGGTTGAGACGCTCGCCCGAGCGGTCGGCCTGGCGGCCATGGGGAGCTTCCGGGTGACGAGTCCTGGCGGCAACGTCGACAGCTTTCTGGCGTCAGCCGAGGTGACGACCGCTGGCGGCGGCCACAACGATCCCGCGGCGTGGTCGGCCAAGCTCACGATCTCGGGTGCGGTCACCCACGCCTGATGGCTGCGCCCGATCCGCTCCTCATCGACTTCGACGCCTTCCGGGCGGAGCAGCAGGTGCGGCCGCTCATCATCCGGATCGGCGGCCAGGACTACGCCCTGCCGTCCAGCCCGCCGGCCGCGGTCGCGCTCGATGGGATCCGCCTGACCCGCAGCGGCGCATCGACGGTCCCGCCCGAGGAGGTGGCTGGCCTCGCCGAGGGCCTGTTTGGCAAGACGGTGCTCGACGAGCTCGTCGGGGTCCACCGGCTCACGGTCGTCGAGCTCCAGGCGCTGATCACGCAGGTCATGGACATCTACGCCGCCGGGGCAAGCCCACCCCCAAACCGGGCGAGCCGGCGGACGCAGCGCCGGACCCCTTCGACCTGATCGAGAGCTGGGCCCTCGTGGAGGCGGACTTCATGCGTGAGTACGGGATCGATCTCGTGACGGAGTTGCCGCGCCTCTCCCTGCGCCGCTTCATGGTCCTCGTCCGCGGGCTCGGTCCGCACAGCGCAGTCGCCAGCCGCCAGGCCGCCCGTCACTACCTTGGCGGCGGGGCGGCGCGGGTGGCGCGGACCCCCGCCGAGTCGGAGTCCGTCCTCGCGAACTTCTTCGGCCGTCCGCCGGGCCGGGTGAACTGACGTGGCCGCCGGGATCTCGGTCGGCGCGCTGTATGCGTCGCTTGCGCTCGACAAGAGCCGGTTCGAGGCCGACGTCAAGGGCTCGAAGGGCCTCTTCGGCAGCCTCGCCGACGTGGCCAAGAGCTCGGCCCTCATCGTCGGGGCCGCGCTCCTCGCGATCGGCGCCGCCGCGGGCAAGATGGCCACGAACTACAAGGCCGGCGTCGACGAGATCCGGGCTGGGACCGGCGCGACCGGCAAGGCGCTCGATGACCTCGTCGAGACGTTCGGCCGCGCCGCGAAGCGCGTGCCCGACGACCTCCAGACCGTCGGCAAGGTGATCGCCGACCTCAACACGCGGACGGGCGCGACCGGCGACACCCTCGAGGATCTCGCGGTCACGATCCTCGACTTCAGCTCGACCACAAGGACCGATGTCAACGAGAACGTCCGCGCCGCGACGCGGCTGTTCGGTGACTGGTCGATCGCCACCGAGAACCAAGCCGCGACGCTCAACGAGGTCTTCCGCGCCAGCCAGCAGACGGGCATCGGGGTCGATCGGCTCCAGCAGCTTGTCGTCGACTTCGGCGCGCCGATGCGCCTGCTGGGCTTCTCGTTCGAGGAGGCCGCCGCTCTCCTCGGGAAGTGGGAGAAGGAAGGCGTCAACACCGAGACGATGCTCTCGGGTCTCAAGTTCGGGGTCAAGACGCTCGCGGGCGAGGGCATCAAGGCCGCCGACATGGGCCAGGCACTGACGGACAAGATCGACGCGATCGGGAAGTCCGCGGACCCCGTCGGCCTCGCGATCCAGACCTTCGGCCTCCGGGCGGGTCCCGACCTCGCGGCGGCGATCCTCGAGGGCCGGTTCGAGATCGACGGGCTCGTCGACTCGATCGTCAATGGCACCGACACGATCACGGCCGCGGCCGATGCGACCGACACGTTCGGCGACCAGTGGAACCAGGTCGTGAACATCGTGTCCGTAGCCGTCGGCGAGCGGCTGCTCCCCATCCTCACGGGAGTGCTCGCCTGGTTCACGGGCAACATGCCCGCCATCGAGGCCACGGTCAGCGGCGTGTTCGACGCGATCGGCGCGGCGATCGACTGGTTCGTCGCCAACGTCGTCCCGCCGCTCGCCGCCGCGTTCCGGGTCGTCACCGAAGACGTCGTCCCGGCCTTCGCCGCCGTGGTCGACTGGCTGACCCTGAACGTCCTGCCGCCTCTGCAGAGCATCTTCGCGACGTGGGCGGAGAACGTGCTGCCCGCGCTGCAACGCGCCTTCGCCTTCGTCCAGGGCTGGATCGCCGACAACTGGCCACTCATCTCCAAGGTCATCGGCCAGGTGGCCGGTGCGGTCAAGACCGCGATGGACGCCGTCGCGGCGGTGTTCAAGGCGGTCATGCCGGTCATCACCAAGGTCGCCGACGTGGCGTTCCCGGTCGTCGGCGCCGCCGCGAGCGTCCTGCTCACCGTGATGTCGACCGTGTTCGACGCGATCGGGGTGGTCTGGCAGACCGCCTGGGACGCGGCGACCGCCGTGACCAAGGGCATCGGCGATGCGTTCGAGGGCCTGCGGCGCGGGATCAAGGTCGTGTGGGACGGGATCACCGGGATCATCAAGGGCGCGATCAACACGGTCATCGACGCCGTCAACGGGATGATCCGTGCCCTCAACAGCATCCAGATCCACATCCCGAAGGTCGGCGTCGGCGACGTCGCGGTCGGCCCCTTCGACTGGAATGGGCTCAACCTCAGCACGATCCCGCGCCTCGCCACGGGCACCCGCGACTTCGGCGGTGGCTGGGCGATGCTCGGCGAGCGCGGCCCCGAGCTCGCCCGCCTGCCGCGGGGGACTGACGTCTTCACTGCGGCCCAGAGCCGCGACCTGCTCGCTGGCGGATCCGGACGATCGGGACCGCTGATCGGCAGCCAGACGATCTATGGCGTTCAGGCAGGCGACGTCGAGCGCGAGACCCGCCGCGCCCTGCGGCGTGCCGCCCTCGCCTGGTCGCTCGGGGGCACCTGACGTGGCGACCCTCGTCGAGTGGTTCCCGGCCGACGGCTCGGCACCGGTCCGGTTCACGACCGGACCCGCCGCGCCGCTGCGCCTCCTGCGGCTCGAGGGGACCGAGCCCGTCGCCGTCGAGCCCGTCACGATCAAGTCGCCGAACCAACCGGGCGCGACGGCGGTCGACGTCGTGGTGCCGCCCCGGGTCGTCGCCCTCGGCGGCCTGCTCCAGGCGGCCAGCCCAGACGAGGCCTGGGACCTGCGGACGGGGCTCCTGCGCTCGCTCGCCCAGCAGCCGACCCGCCTCGGCGAGGCGTACGCCCTCGGACGGCTGCGGGTGACGCTCGACGGCCGCCAGCCGCTCGAGCTGCGGGCGCTGCCGCGCAGCAGCTCCGTCGAGCGCCCCGCCGGCACGAAGGCGATCGCGCCGTTCGACATCGAGTGGCTCGCGCCCGAGCCGTACTGGCGCGCTGTCGCCGACACGCAGGTCCTGTTCACCGGCGCCGGCGGTTTCGAGTTCGGCGTGGAGTTCCCGCTCGAGATGACCAGCAACAACGTCGAGGTCGAGATCGCGAACCTCGGTGACGTGGATGCGCCGATCGTCGCTCGCCTGTACGGCGACGTCACGACTGCCCGGATCCGCAACCTCACGACGGGCGAGGAGCTCGAGATCAGCGGGC